CGCTCTTCCGATCTTTTACCGCCTATTGGAGGTAAAGAAGGATCAAAAAGAATGCAATCACTTAACTACATTAATTCAGAAATTGCAGATGCTTATCAGTTAGGAAAAATCCAAGTAAACGAGAAAGGAGATAATAAAGATGAGTAAAAATAAAAATAATCCAAAAGAAATAAGATTTTTTAGTACTGAAGGTTTAGAATGCAGAAGCCTTGAAGATGGCAAAATGATAATTGAGGGTTATGCTGTTGTATTTGATTCTCCAGCAACGCACGGTTACACCGAAATTATAGATAAACATGCATTTAATGGAGCAGACCTAAGCGATGTAATAATGAAATATAATCATGATGATAGTCGCTTATTGATTGCAAGAACTAGAAATAATTCTTTGCAATTAACAGTCGATGATAAAGGACTGTGGGTACATGCAGAGCTTATTGATACTACCGCTAACTTAGATGTTTATAAATCAGTTAGAGCAGGTTTACTAGATAAGTGGAGTTTTGCATTTACTGTTGATAAACAAGAGTGGGATTATGAAAAAGACATAAGAAGAATTTTAAAATTTGATAAAATTTTTGATGTGTCATTAGTAGATGTTCCATTCTATGATCAGACAGAAGTATATGCAAGAGATTTAGAATCTTTTTCAAAAGAAAAAGAAGCATACGAGAAATTTAAATTAGAAAAAGAAAAGTTAAAAATAAGATTAAGTATATAACCCCGAAAAGATATTTCTGTGAGAGAGTATCTTTTTTTCTGTGAGAGAAAAATAGGGTGATTATAGAATTGCGTGAGGCAATATGAAGTTTAAAAGTATAAAATAGGAGGAATTATATATGAATAAAGAAGAATTATTAAAGAAGTTAGATTCAGCTAAAACAAAAGAAGAACTTGAAGAAATTCGTTCTCAATTAGATAACATCGAGGTGGAAGAAAAAAAACAACAACTAATATCTCAATTAGAAGAAAGAAATTTAATTAGAAAGACAACAGAACAGCCTGAGACTAGAAATTTTGTTAAAGTTGACGGAATAAAAGAAAAAGAAGAAGAAAAACGTGATTTATCTGAAATTTTAAAATCTCCAGAATATAGAACTGGTTGGGCTAAAAAATTATTAGGCCGTGAGTTAAATGACTCAGAAAAGAGAGCAGTAGGTGATGCAATTACAACTACTGCTAAAGAGTATACTGCTTCTGCAGCTGAAACTCAAGGAATTAATAATGGAGGTTTATTTATCCCAACAGAGGTTAGAGCAGATATGTTAAGAATTATAGAAGAAACTTCTCCATTTTTACGAGATGTTAGAAAATTAGCAGTTGCAGCTAACATTGACATGCCATTTTTAAATGCTGATGATGATGCTGAATGGTATGCAGAATTAGAAGACACTAAAAATGAAGGTAATGATTATAAAAGCTTATCATTAACTGGTCATGAGTTAGCAAAACAAGTTGAAATCACATGGAAGTTAGAAGCAATGGCAGTAGAAGAATTCATTGCATTTATCACAAAAGAATTAGCTAATAAAATGGCTAGAGCATTAGCTACTGCTGTTTTATATGGAGATGGAGATAAAAAGCCAACAGGAGCTTTAAAAGATGCAACTAAAGTAACAGGTACAGAAGTAATTGAAACAATGATCAATACTTATGCTAAATTACCATCTGAAATGAAAGTAGGAGCAAAAGCATATTTATCAAGTGCTCTAGCAATTCAAGTTGTAGGTTTTAAAGATAATAATGGAAATTATCCATATTTACAAGGATTGGACAAGACAGCATTATTTAAAGTTGAAGTTGATCCATTCTTAAAAGATGAAGATATGATTGTTGGAAACCCACAAAATTATGTGTTGAATACAGTTCAACAGATATCAGTTAATCAAGAAAAGAAAATTACTCAACGTAGAACAACTTATTCTACTTATGCTATTTATGACGGTAAGCCTTATCCTAAAGCTTTCAATAAAGGAAATGTCAACGCTGGATAAGGAATAAATTATGCAAGATAAATTATTAGTTGCTGCTAAACAATTTTTAAGTATTTTGCCAGAATCAACTATGAAAGATGTTGAAATAAAGTCATTAGTAGATGCTGGAATTGCTGAATTAGAACGAAGTGGTGTTAATACCAAGTATAAATATGATGAAGCAAATAAAGAATATGATAGTTTGGTTAAAACAGCTATTATGATGTTTGTTAAATCGAATTTCGGTAATGTTAATATTAAGGAAAAAGAATTAGCAGCAAAAGTATTTAATAATTTAGAGCAAAGCTTATCTTTGTCTGAAGGGTATAAAAAAGAAAAGAGTGATGTAAATGCAAGCAATTGAATTAACATTACTCTCTAATTCTTTTGAATATGACGATATTGGTCAAAGAATTCCTAAACAAAAGGAAAGAAAGGTACCTATTATAAGCATTCAATCTATATACCATGAAGAATTCTATGAAGCAAATAAGCAAGGATTACGTCCATCAGTTAAATTTGTCTTATCTAGTTTAAGTTATTCTGGAGAAACGGAGTTAATTTATGCCGGTCAAAAATATACTGTTATTAGAAATACAAGTACAAATTTGGATGAAATCACACTGATTTGTGAGAGGAAAATAGGAGATGTCTATCAAAAAAATTAATATTCAAGACTTGTCTGACGAAATTTCAAAAATGTTAACGGAATATGTAGATAACGTAGAAGAAATTGTTGAAGAAGAAACGGATAATCTTATTAAAGAAGCAAAATTAGATTTAGCTTCTAAATCTCCAAAAGACAAAGGAGACTATGCTCGTTCTTGGACAATAACTCAAAAAAAATATAAAGGATTACACGTATATAGCAGAGTTATTCATAATAAGGACCATTACCGTTTAACACATTTATTAGAGTTTGGACATCACGCAAAAGATGGAAGTTGGGTGCCAGCACAGCCACATATTAGATCAACAGAGCAAAAATATAAACAGCAATTATCTTCCAATATTGAAAGGAGAATAAAGAGATGACAATAAAAGAAATAAAGGAAAGAGCTTTAAAAGCAGGATTCAACTATGCTTATGGAAGTTTCGATTCTAGTGATAATGCTAATCCACCTTTTTTAACAGGTAGAATTGATAATGATAATAGTTTTTCTGCTGATAACCGTGTGTATTACAAAAACTCTAACTTTATTTTAGAATTAACAATGGAACATAAAGATATCTCTTTAGAACACAAGGTGGAGGAAGATATAATTTTTGATGTTTATTATGAAAAAAGTGAAACGGATAATCCAGATGAAAATATATATACCGTGATTTATTCTTTTCAAATAAAGGAGGAATAGAATGACGAAAGTAGAAGAGTTAAAAAAACTAGCCTTAAAAATAACATCTGCAGAATCAATAAATGATATTCCAGGTGATACTGTTGCGGATGTGTTACATTATATTGAAGAAAATTACAATAAGACTTTAGGAGAACAAGGCCCTCCAGGACCTCAAGGAATTGGGGTAAAGTCAATTTCTTTAACAAAAGACAGTAGTGGAGTAATTATAGGATGAGTTTGCACTTACACTAATGAAGAGACAAGCCCTATTACTGTAACTATTTCAGAAGCTTAAGTTTAATATATAAATCAATTATAGAAGAGAGAAAATCTCTTCTTATTTTTATAAGGAGGAAATATATGAAAAATAAAGTTAAATTTGGTTTATCAAATGTTCATTATGCTGTAATTAATGAAGAAGATGGAACAATCAATTATGGAACACCAACAGCAATCCCAGGAGCAGTTAATTTGCAACTAGATGCTGAGGGAGAAATCACACCATTTTATGCAGATAATGTAACTTATTATCAAGCAAATAAAAATGGAGGTTACTCTGGAAGTCTAGAAATCGCAGATATTCCTAAATCATTTTATTTAGATGTGTTAGGGTATCAAGAAGATACCAATGGAGCATTAATTGAAAATGAAGATGCGGTTATTAAGCCATTTGCATTAATGTATGAGGTCAAAGGAGACGTAGTACCAAGAAAAGCAGTTTTATATAATTGCGCTGTTTCTAGACCTGGAACTGAAGCGGCTACACAAGAGGATACAACTACCCCAGCAACAGATACATTAAATATCTCAGCTGTTGGTAGAACTGATAACAAAAATGTTAAAGCTGTTATAGAATTAAGTGATACCAATCAAACTGCCTTTGATTCATTCTATGATAGTGTTTATGAGCCAAAAATGGCATAGATTATTTAGGAGGAAAAGCTATGAAAGAAATCATGATAGGAGATCATAAGTATAAAATAGATTGCGGAGCCATCACTTATGTAGATTACGAAGAAAAATTTCATAAAAATGTTTTTGAAGATTTAAACTTTGTTCTTGCATATGAGATAGAACAGGCAAAATTATCATTAGAATTAACAAAAGAAAATCCAAATTTATCTCAATATGAAATTCAAACATTAATTTTTGATAAAACAAAGGACAAGCTTGATGAGTATATAGATTGTATCACTAAACTTTGTTGGATTTGCATCTATTATGTTAATCCTGATATTGAAGATTATAATGTATGGTATAGAAATTTAAAGAGACTATCTTTGGGTGATGCATGGATTGTGGAGGTAACAGCCCTATTGGGCGCTTGCTTTCGTTGATAAAGAATTAGAAGAGGCCCTAGAAAATTTTCCTGATTCTGGCAATCAAAAAAAGGATAGATTCCCAGGTCATGCTTTTGTAGCTAGTTGTCTAAAAGTAGGTATTACATTGAATGATATAAGAGAAAGGACTTTCGTTTCAATAATGAAAGTCCTTTTTTCGTATATTGATGTTAAAACCCAAAACCAAAAGCCAGAAGTTAGAGAAGCAACGCAAGCAGATATTGATGCGTTTATGCGTTAGGAGGAATGTCTATGGCAAGTTCAAAAAAAGTAAGAGGATTATTAGTTGAAATTGGAGGAGATACCTCAAAATTAGAAACTGCTTTAAAAAGTGTAGATAAAACTACAGGAGCTTTAAATAAAGAATTAAGAGGCATAAATACTTTACTTAAATTTGATCCTTCTAATACCACGTTATTAAATCAAAAGGCAACGGTTTTATCAGAAACAATCAATGAACTTCAAAACCGGTTGCAAGCACTACAACAAGCTCAAAAAGAATTAGATAATGCAGGAATTGATAAAAATACATCTGACTATAGAGATTTAGAGAGGGAAATAGAAAATACTACAATAAAGATTAGAGAACTGCAAAAAGAAGCATCAAATTGGACTATAGCAGGCAAGAATCTGGAAGAATTAGGAAATAAAGTTTCTGCTGTTGGAAATAAAATTGATGAGCTAGGTAATAAATTAACAACACGATTGACTTTACCTATAGCAACCGCAGGTATTTATTTTACTAAAACTGCTATAGATTTTGAAAGTGCTTTTGCAGGTGTTAGAAAGACTGTAGATGCAACGGAAGAAGAATTTTCAGAATTGCGCTCAGGAATTATAAATATGTCTAAAGAATTACCAGCAAGTGCAAACGAAATAGCAGGAGTTGCTGAGGCTGCAGGACAACTTGGAATTCAAAAGAGTTCAATCTTAAGTTTTACTAGAACAATGATTGATTTAGGAGAAGCTACTAATATGACTTCTAACGAAGCTGCTACTGCTCTAGCGAGATTTGCAAATATTACTCAAATGAGTCAAAAAGATTTTGGAAAGTTAGGATCTGTAATTACTGATTTAGGAAATAACCTAGCTACTACTGAATCCGAAATAGTAGAAATGGGACTACGTTTAGCTGGGGCCGGAGCACAGATTGGTATGTCTGAAGATCAAATTTTATCTTTCGCCGCTGCACTTTCATCAGTTGGTATAGAAGCAGAAGCTGGTGGCTCTGCTTTTTCTAGAGTTATGGTTGAAATACAAACAGCTGTAGAAACTGGAGGAGATTATTTAGAACAATTTGCAGAAATATCAGGAATGTCCGCAAATGAGTTTAAAAACGCTTTCGAAGAAAATGCATCAACTGCAATTATTGCATTTATCAATGGTTTGGCAGGGTTGGATAGTAAGGGTAAATCAGCTATTACTGTTTTAAATGATATGGGATTAAGTGAAATTCGTTTAAGAGATGCCTTATTACGTGCTAGCGGAGCATCTAATGTATTCAATGATGCCTTAGAAATTGGAAATAAAGCTTGGGTAGAAAACACAGCATTAACAAAAGAAGCAGAGCAGAGATATAAAACTACAGAGTCTCAATGGGAAATTGCAAAGAACAAAGTTAACGCTTTAGCAATCTCTTTTGGCGAGAATCTTTTACCACATATTAATGAATTATTAGATGTAGTAGGAGATTTGATGGATAGCTTCTCTAAGTTGAGTCAAGAGGAACAGAAAAACATATTAAAAACAATGGCTTTCGTGGCAGCAATAGGTCCAGCAGTGAAAATAACTGGTAAATTTACAAGTGCTATAGGAAAAAGTATAGAATTTGCCGGTAAATTCAGCGAAGCAATTGGAATAGTAAAATCTGGAGCAAAAGCTACTGATAAAACCGTTGCAGCATTAGCCAATACTGTTTCGGGATTAAGTAGCCCATTTGGAATTGCAGTTGTTGGCATTACAGCTTTTGTAGGAATAATGGCAACGTTAAATAATGTGGCAAAAAAGCAATATGAAGAATTTGACAAATTAAAGGAAAAAGTTGAAGAACAAACAAAAGCAAGACAGGAACTAATAAAAACCCAACAAGTACAATTAGCTTCTTCTTTATCAGAAGTTAACAATGTAGAAAGATTAGCATCAGAATTGCAGTTACTAGTTGATGCTAATGGAAAAATAAAAGAAGGTTACGAAGAACGAGTTAATTTTATTTTAAGCGAATTAAATAATGCCTTTGGTACAGAGTATAAAGCGGTCGATGGTATAATCCAACAATATGATAAGTTAAATAACCAAATAGATCAAAATATATTGAAAAAGAAAGCAAAAATAATATTGGATACACAAGAAGAACAATATAAAAAAGCAATAGAAAGTCAAACAGCAGCTTATCAAACATTGGCCAAAGCACAAGATCAAGTGAATAAGGCACAAACAGACTTAAATAAAGCACAAAAAGAGTTTGATAACTACGTTGCAGAAAATGGTAAAGATCCCCTAGATCAAAGATATATAGAGCTGTCTAGCGCTGTTGAAGGAGCAAATAATCATTTGCGTCAAGTTACAAAAACTTATAACGAGGCAAAAGCTGTTGCCGATGGATATTATAATGATATTATTACTTACGAAACCAATTCAGCTTTAGTCATGGAAGGTAGTGCTGAATCTTTAAATAAAGTTATTACTAGTGTTGGCAAAAGTTATGTAGAAAATGGTAAGACTATTAAATTAGCCTTAGATGACCAAATTTATAATCAAATACTAGCTACACAACAAGCAGAAGAACAATATAGGAAGAGGAAAGATATTGCTGATGCATACGAAAAAGCCACTTTAGAATCTACCATGAAAAACAATCAAAATCAATTAAATGAGATAATTAAAGGTCTAATTGCTCAGACTAGTGCAGTAAACGAAAATTCCCCTTCAGTGGTCTCTGCCTGGAAAATGTTGGCAGACACTTCTAAAGTCACTTATAGCCAAACCTTATCGACATTACCTGAAGATTTGCGCAATGTGATTATTAATATGACTGGTGTACCGTATGAACAGATAGAAAGTGCTAATGCAAGTTTTTCTAATCTTGCTTCTGGACAAAAAAATGCATATAAAGAAGAATTATCTGGGACAGCAGGGATAGTTGTAAGCAATTTATTAGATATGGCAACTGTTATTAAAAATAATTCCGATAAACCAGAAAAAGAAGCAAAAACATTAGGAAATAAAATTGTTTGTCAACTGGATAAAAGCAAAGAGGCAGAACAATCAGGAGTAAATTTTACAAGGGGAGTTGGAAAAGGTATCAGTAATATAGAAGCACAAAGAGAGGCTTTCGGCAGGTAGGGATAGACCGTCATGTCGAGGCGCGGGGGACGTCGTTCGATCCGGCAAAGCACGAGATGCTTCACGGCGTCGAATCCGATCGT